ATATTCCCTTGTTTCTCATCATAGCAGGTGGTTTAATCTTTGTCAATTTGGGCTCTCCTACTTTAACTTCCATAGGATTAAGTTTACTATATAGTTTTAAGAAATCTTGAGAGACTTTATCTTGAGTTTTTTCATCAATAAATCCTAGAATTGGATCGTATTTTATTCCCATTATCTTTTCCTCTTGAACATCGTAGCGAGGCCGCCGTCCGAATATCCTGTTCTTCCTCTACCAGTTCTATTACTTACTGGACCACCATCTGAACCAATACCAAACCCTTGTCCTGAATCAAAAGATTGATTACCTTGACTATCTCGTCCGTAATCGATTGGTCCATGTATGTTGGGATTGTAATCCATTTTTCCTTGTGATTTAATCGCTGCTAAAGCTTCGGCTTTGGTTTTTGCTTCTCTTATTTGTCTTTGTTTTTCTGCAGCAAGTTCAGCCTGGGCTTGTTCTATTCTTTTCTTTTGAAATTCAGTTGGTTTTTCATAACGATTCATTCTTTGAAGATATTTATTAAGAGCCACTTCATAATTATTAGAACCAAAACCTGATATAACATTTTTACCAGCTAATACAGAACCTGATCCATATTTTAAGCCACCTGTGTTTGGATCTCTACCAATCATACCTTCTAAACCTTCTAAAAAGTTTAATTGTCCCTCTAACAATGGATTAAAATTTCTAGATTCAGGATTAAATGGACTTAACGCATATGAAGCAATGGCACCGGGTAAAGGTATTCTTGGTTGATTAGCTAATCTTGTTCCAAGTGTGCCTTTAACTTTTGGTTGAAAGAATTTGTCTTTGATACTTCTAAATTTATCTAGAGCTGAACCTATAAAACTAGTATCTTTTTCTGGAACTGGATAATTACCCACGCTTGTTTCGTCAGCAAAGTATTCTGTCATATCTTTTCTAACGTCAGGAGTTATTTTTAATCCTCCCATTTCATTATAAGTATAACTTGGTAATTGTTTAGTTTCAAAAAAATCTTTTTGCACTGAAGTTTCCGGAAAATTTCTTACAGTGTAAGGACGAGGTGTTTCTCGTGTGTATGTTTTTTGTAATTCTGTAATTCCTCCGCCACCGCCAGCACCTTGATTTATTTGTGAACCGATAATATTATCGCTCGGAGTATCAGGTGTTGAACCACCTGGTGTGTAGTAACCTAAAGATTGTAATCGATCCGCGATCTCCTGATCAGTTGCACCTGTTACATTCATAGAATTGTAGATTGCTAATGCTTGGCCCTCTAATGGTGGACCGCCCATAAACAATCCAACTCGACCACCATCTTTTGCTTGAAAAAATTCTTTTATCTCTTCGTTTGTTGCAGGATTATCAGGATCACCTAAAGGTTTTATATTTTCTCTAACATCATCAATGCTAAATATACCCATATCATAACCCATCTTTTGTTTTCCTAAAGCTTTCTTTTGAGATTTAGTTAAGTCTGCTCTTAAGTCACTACCAATAATATTATTAGAATAAGGATCAACAGATAAACTTTGGGGTGCACCAAATTTTTGAGGAACATCATTTTCCATAATTCCAGTTGGTGTTGTAAACCTTTGTGTAAAACTTGTAGGTGTCTGTAGCGTTAAAGATTTTGACATTCTTCCAGTAGGGTTGTCTGTTATTGTAGAAGTTTGATCAAAAAATGATTTTGTGTCTCCATCAATATCTGTCGTTCTCATATTAGTAACAGAATCAACAGTTGCATCTTGCATAAAAGTATCTCTGCCTGTAGCTGTTCTATATGCATCATACAATGCATCTGCTTCTGTATCTTCACCCATTGTATAACCACCTTTAGTTTTTACAAAATTTAAAAATTTATTTGCAGATGCTACATCTGCGTAGGTCATTGGCTTGCCTGTGTATTCATCAAATGTCAAAAGTTCTGTGCTTTTATCTTTTGTTGGTGTTGGATTAATTATAACTGGTGGTCCTTTGGGTCCATCTCCGCCTCCGCCAGTAAAAGGATTGTCATCTCTAACATTACCTCTTACGTCTGTGCCTGGTGAAATATTACCACCTGATGTAAACTGAGCTCCACCCATATTAAATCCGACTCGACCGCCTTTTTTTAAACCTGCTATTTCTGCAAGAGTACCAAGTGTTACATCTCTTTGATCTAAATCGTTTATTAATTGACGAGCGTATGCTCCCATTGCTTCTTCATCTGCAGGAAGCTCTCT